CAACGTGCTGATGCTGCGTGGCGCCTGGAACGACGCGCTGACCGAGGAGATGCGCCTGTTCCCGAATGGCGCCTTCGACGACCAGATCGACGCGCTGAGCCGCGCCTTTGCGGAGCTGCTGGGCGCCGCAGACCCGACGCCGGCCGGCGCCCACATCCAAGGACTATGACGACGACCATGACGACGATCGAGGCGGTCCACGTGGCCGATCCACAGGCACTGGAGCGGGCCCAGCGCCTGCAGTACGCGGTGCTGCTGCTGCGCCAGGGCACTCACCGGCGCGAGGCCAGCGGCATGGTGCACGCGCGCTACGGGTGCAGCCGGTCGACAGCCTGGCGCCTGGTGGACATGGCGGCCGACCTGGTGCTGCAGGAGCAATCGCGATGACGCCCGAGCAGGAGCAGGCGCTGATCGCCGTGGCGACATCCGATCTGGACGACGCGCTGCGCGAGGCCTACCGCACGCTGCTGGACCTGATCCGGGGCGGCATGGCGCCGCGCGAGGCGGTGCAGCAGGTGCTGGCATCGTTCGAGGGCGTGATGGCCCAGACGCTGGCCACCGCGTTCTCGGCGATCCTGGCCGAGTCGGTCGGCAGCGCGGCGGTAGCGGCGATGCAGGTAGGCCCGGTGTCGCTGTCGGCGCGGCTGTTCGCCGAGGCCGGGCAGGCTGGACAGGTGGTGCAGGGTCTCGTGGACCGCCACGCCCGCGGCTTTCAGGACGCCCGCCAGCTGGCGCTGGAGCTGTTCGAGGGCTACCAGTTCCGCGACCCGGATGCTGAGCCGTTGCAGTTCAACAGGCGCAACGACAAGTTGCCGCGCTACCTGCGCGACGTGCTGCTGACCGACGGCGACCTGGCGGGGCAGATCGAGCGCGCGATGGCCAGGCTGCAGGTGGACGGCCTGAGCACCCAGGCCCTGCGCGCGGCCTACCGCGGGGTGCTGGATGCGCTGGCCGAGGTTGAGGCCGGGGCCGGCGAGGAGTTGTTGACGCGGCGGCTTGGCGTGGCCTTCTTCGAGCGCATGCGCTTCTTCAGCCGGCGCATCGCCGAGACCGAGCTGCACCGCGCGTTCGCCCAGCGCCAGGCGGCCGAGCTGATGGACGACGCTGACGTGGAGTGGGTGCAGTGGCGAATGACCCCCAGCCATCCGCTGCCCGACATCTGCGACTACTTCGCCCGGGTGGACCGCTGGGGTCTGGGGCCTGGCGTGTACCCAAAGCGCGTGGCGCCGGTGGCGCCGGCGCACCCGTTCTGCCGCTGCGTGCTGTCGCCGCGGCTGGACCTGACGGGCCGGCGCGGGCGGGAGAGGCAGGGCGCCGACCTGGCGGTGTTCCGCGCCATGGAGCCGACCGAGGCCGCCAGGGTGGCCGGCAGCCGCGGGAAGCTGGGCGCGATCATGCGCGGCGACGACCCGCTGGCCGTGCACAACGCGAACATCGACCCGCTGTATCAGGTGCGAACGGTGGCCGAGGTCGCCGCCAGGATGCCGGTCGCGCTGCAGGGCGCGTGATCGGTCAGCCGTGCCGCCACCAGGCCGCGGCGCGAGCGTAGGTGTAGAGAGTGCCTCCGATGGCCCACAGCGCCATGGACGCGGCAATCTCCTGCCCGACGCAGGACACGGTGCCGGCGCTGCAGATCAGCACCGACACCAGCTGCAGCCCTTTCAGCCGCCGCGCCGTCGCCTGCGTGGTGATCACGCCGCCGGCCACCGGTGCGCCGCATTCCGGGCACGCCGCCGCCTCCTTGCTGATGCTGTGGCCGCAGTCGCTGCAGTTCGTCAGTGCCATGGTCGCCTCCGGGTGGTCGGAGCGCGATCGTAGGGCATCCCGTCAGGTCGTGGAATGCGCCCCGACCAGCTCGGCGCGGATCGTCATCAGCTTGTAGGCGTCCAGCCGGTCCTCGTCGGTGATGGTCTCGAGGTAGCGATGGCCCAGCGTGCGCAGGCGCTCGATGATTTCCGCCTCGAGGCCAAACAGCGCCGCGTACACCGCTTCCAGGCCGCCGGCGTCGGCCGCCGTGATGTCCATGCCGAAGTACACCAGGCACTCGGCCGTGCGCTGGCCGTAGGGCCGGCCCGGGGTGATGCGCGAGGGCACCAGGCGGATCAGCGGGTAGTCGGCCGCGGTGATGCCTTGCTCCAGGCCGATCTTGCAGCTGGCCACGTCGGGGATGAGCGCCAGCGCGTCGCGCGCGGCTTCAAGGGTGGCGAGCATCAGCCGCGCTCCAGCGGGATGGAGAAGACCAGCGAAGTGCCGGCGGCGTCAGGCGTGGCCGCGCGGGCCATGGCCAACTGGCGGTCGAACTCCGCGCGGTAGGTCTTGAGCTTGGTGGTGAACAGGTCCTCGGCGTCGGCCTGGCACTCCAGGCAGGCGATGACGTAGCACTGCAGCACGGCCAGTGTCTCGCGCCAGCCGGCGGCGAAGGTGCCCAGTTGGTCGACCGCGGCGAAGGCGCGCGTCTCGCGCTCGTCGGTGCAGTGGCGGGCCAGGTAGGCGTCGGGGTAGGCGAGGGTGGTCATGCGGCTTCCTTCATGGCCTGGTCGATGATGGCGCGGAACTGGCGCACGGCTTCGGTGGCGGCCTCGATCAGGTAGGCGTCGCCGCGGTAGCCCGGGTGCTTGACGAGCTTCGACGAGAAGAATTTGCCGTTGCTAGCCCACCGCAAGAGTTTTTTTGTCTTCGGCCGGATTTCATGAGGCCGCGTGCCGAGCTGCACGAAAAGCGCATGCGGCGCGCGCTGCGGATCGTGGCCGACCTCGCGCCCCTTCGGAATCGGGCGGTTGTACAGCGAATCGAACAGCGCGCCAGTGCCGCCCGGCTTTGTGTGGCGACCGGCGCCTTTCTGCGCTGCGTCATAGGCGATCTGAGCCATGCGCAGAATGGTCGTGCGCTCCAGCGTAGGCGGCAGGCCGCGCAGGGTGCCGACGGCTTCGGACAGGCCGGCGATGCGGATCTGCGCCATGGCCTACCTCCCCACGACGACGAATCGGATGGCGCGGCTGTCGGTAAGGCCGCCGGCCGTGGTCACGGTGCAGGTGGCCCGCTGGCGCGACCCGACCGGCGCGTCGGCGCTGCAGGTGAGCGTGGCCGTGACGACGCCGGCAGCCGCGACCGGCGTGCCAGCGGTCAGGCCGTCGCTGACCGCGAGCTCCTGGGACGCGATGGTGTCGCCCGCGGGCAGCCAATCGGTCCAGTCCCAGGCCCAGTCTTTCGCCGCGCCGCGGTAGAGCGGCTGGTCGCTGTGGTTCTCGATCATGGCAGGCGGATCCTCAGGGTGCGGTCTTCGGCAGCGATGCGCAGCGCGCGGTCTTCGGCGGCGACGAATAGGGTTCGTTGGCGCGGGACGACAGATCTGGCAGTCGGCACAGCGACCATCAGGATCTCCACGCTGCTGGCGCCAATGATGAGGATCTGCGCAGCGCCGCTGGCGTCCAGGTGCATCGTGGCGGACGACTGTCCCAGGATCGGCGCCGAGCCGGTTGAACCGGCTGCCGAGCCGATGAAATCCAGCGTCCCAGCGCTTTGCCCTTGCACCAGCACCGCGCCCGAGGCAGACCCAGCCAAATCGAGCGTCGCGGACGACGCGCCATAGGTTGCGCCCGTCGTGGTTCCTGCTGCACTGCCCGCCAGGTCGATGACGACGGTGCTGATGCTGGCGATCTGGATCTGGCCAGCAGCAGCAGCAGCCAGCAGGTCAATCGTCGCGTCGCCGGCGCCAGCGACGGGCACGACGCCAGTGGACGACCCAGCCAGGTCAATGGTCTGCGCAGATGCGCCGCTGATCGCATCCGTGGTGGTCGCGGTGCCGACGCCGGCCAGATCGATGGTGCCGGCGCTCTCGCCAGTGACTGCGACGCTCGCGGCTCCGCTGCCGGTGATGCCGATGGTGGCGGCACTGCTGGCAGAGGTGGCGACGGCGCCCGCAGCGGTGCCGGCCAGGTCGATGGCCGCCGACGATGTGCCGGCGACCGTAGCGGAGGCGGAGCCTGACGCTGCGAGGTCGATGGTCGCGGAGCTTGCGCCGGTGACGCCGCCCGCCCCCGTCGTCGACTGATACCCA